ATACCAAAAGGTTGGGAAGCTGCCATATTATACGAATCTCATTCTGTCGTCTTTAATGTAAGTTGGCGCAGGCTCAATAAGATTTGAACGCATGCTGCGTAAACCTTTTTTATAATCATCAAGCGCAAATGCAGCGGCTTGTGGGTTGTCTTTGAACTGCCAAATATAATATCGTGCTTTAGCTAATAATACTGAAGTATACATTTCTGGAAAAATAACTGTATCACTATAAAGAGTAAGCTTTGTAGGCAATTCCCAAGCATAGAACCAAACCCGATATGCTTTATTAGGAATAGGACTTAGTCCAAACTTACGACTATCCGGACTTCTAATAACGCTATTAGGGACACCAAATGTCTGAGCGTCTGCATCATCTAAATTTTCTGAAACTCGTCTAAAGACTTTCCATTCTTCAGTAGTCATAAACTTAAGGTTCTTACTTGTGTATGGGGCTGTTTCCCCGCTTACGCCTACTGTTGTAATATAAAAATTATCCCAGTCCACTGAACCATAATCTGAAGTTATAGAATCACTAGCTGGTTTTAGTTCATAAAATCGCTGGCCTTGAATGGTATCGACATATACGTTTCCGTACATTGGGTCAACATCACCGCTTTCGCCAGCAGATAAAAAAGGCCACTGAGGTTCTTCAGTTATAATGTCAAAATATGCACGATTTATAGAATCTTTTACGTGCTGCTGAACCCCTACCGCTGTTGCAAAAGAACCCGATGTTAAAGTAACTTCGTTTAACTCTCGTAAAAGTTCATTAGTTAAATTTAAGTAGGATGTTGACATATTTATTGTGCCTTTGAATTTGTTAAAGATTGGGGGCCTTTTACAGCCCCCTCACTTATTAAGTTACAGCTTATGCAGCGTTGTTGAAGTAACATCCAACAAGTGCTTCAGGTCGCAGAACCTTAGCGCCGTATACGTGCAGACCACGACAAATATCACCGAAGCTGGCAGGGTCACGGATGACTTCTGTGCTGGTAATAGTTTGTGCAGTACATACCGCAGAGATATGTCCGCCGAGGATAAGGCCGTCAGCATTAGCAGTAAGACCAGTCATGTTGTTAGACTTGTACATGCTAAAGCCACGAAGCTTACCAGAGCTTACAAGACCGTTACGGATAGAGCCTTGGCCGCCGTTGTAATCTACTGACAAGAGCTTGGAGTCAGACTGAGACAGCTCTTCGTAGAATACTGGAGGAGCTACAACCCAACGACCTTCTTCTGGAACGTTTTGGTCGTCAAGCAGACGAGCCATACGAGCCAGTACATCAAGAGGGTCAGTGCCGTTGTGCAGACCGATAGCGTCAGTTCCACTCAGAACACCGTCAGCAGCAGAAGCAGTAGTATCGCCACCGATGATATGGTCTGGAGCAGAAGCAGTCAAACCGGCTTCCATAGTAGCGAGAACACCAGCATCAAATGCGTCACGCAAAGCGTAAGCAGCAGATGAAGCAGCAACTTCTTTAAAGTTTACGTGAGACATAGAAGTTTCGATGTCGTCTACGATGAACTTAAAGGCGTTAGCAATGTCAACAACCAGAGTAACTTCGGTGTCGGTCAATGCTGTTGGAGTTGCGTCAGCTCCACGCTCATACTGAGATACAGTAATTACGGGTTCTTTGATGATTTTTACAGAGTCACCGAATGCAGAAATCTCGCCTGCATAATCAGTGTTGGTGATTGCTTCAGCAACCGAAGCTTTACGGAAGAAGTTAAGAACCTTCTTCGAGTAAATAGCAGGCATAAAGTTGCTGCTAGTGCCAAAGTTACTGTCGCTGCCGTCTGCAAAAAACTGGTCTGATTGATTAAAAGCCATGATTATATTCCTTCTTATTTAAGACAATAGTTATTAAGCTACTACCCTGCCTTCAATTATGGCTGCGTCGATTTCTTTTTCAAATTTATCGTACTCATCCATAGACAGTTTAGCAATTTCCCGTTGTGTCCACACTCTAGGTTCGTTAGCATTTACAGTTTTTGTTTTAGTTGAAACCATATCTGCTGCCGAAGTGGACTTAGATTGCGACTGTACTTTCTTACCGGAAGAAGGTTGAGAGCTTAAACCAGACTCCAGTTTATAGAGGTCGATAGCTTTGATTGCTAAGCTTACGTTATCAGGATTTTTATACACCCAATCTTGAATTACATCTGGCTGCGCTTTTGCCCACGAATGGAAATCATCGCTTTGCCGAACGGTTGCGAAATCAGGATGAGCAGAGCTTAGGGTAAGTTCAGCTTCTTTTCTCGTAATCCTTGCTTCACGTTCATCAAGACTTGATAGCCTAGTATCAGGCTGTTCTACAGGTGCAGTTTCTACATACTCGTCTTGAACTTCTTCAGAGTTATCCTCGTGACGAACGGCCTGTTCAACATGCTGTGTCATTCGAGCTTCGGCTTGAAGTTCTTGTTCTTTCTGTTTAAACTCGTTAATCTTAGTATCGTAATGCTTTTTTAAATCATCGTATCGTTTCTTATAATCTGTAGCAGATTCTTCTTCAGAAGGGGCCTTACGGGTGGCCTTCTTTGCTTTCTTTTCGTAGTAAACACTATCAGCACTTTCAAAAGGCTGGTCTTCATCACCATGCCAATCTTTGTTCATGTTGTAAGGGTTTGCTGTTTCTTCTTCTTCAATTTCTTGTAAGTTAGTCATGTCACGCTCCTTGGGGGCTTGTCGTCTTTTCAAGGTAGCTATTCTGCTCGCGACTGCGGAATAGGGCTTGATACTACAAGGTGGCCTCTAGGTTAAGTTAGGGTGATAAAGGGCCGCTAGTAAGCGGGTAGCTTTATCGTTATCGTACACTAGGCATTGCATTGGCTTTGAGCATTTGAATATGAACACCTTCATCAGGGTCTTCTACTTTCTCAAGGCCGGATAGAATGCTTCCGCCCGCATACTTTTTCATTAAACCGCCATCATAAGCACGTTCAGCATCGTCCATCATAGTTTGAAGCTGTGCAGTGCCTAGCTGGTCAGTTGCTTTTCTGGTGAAAACAAATTCACCATCCGACAACCTTGCGGGTATCGAATCTGATGTGCCTGTGCCGGGGCCTTCAACGGCTCCTTCACCTGCAAATTCTCCTGCAATATCCATGATGCTATCAAAGATGTTGCCTAGTCGCTCATCGCTTTCTAGAGCGCCTAATAAATATTCTTGGTCTTCTGGAGACAAAGCTTCTTCTAATACAAAGCCTGCATATTCGTCTTCCATTTCTTCGTCTGGGAGTTGAGTAGCTTTTACAGCGTCCATCTCTTCAACTGGAATGTTGTCGTAAGTGTCTACAGGCATATCAGGAGCCATTAAAGAACCGCCCTCAGCAAAGTTAGCAATAGGAGCATTGTTGCTTTGTTCAATAGGGTCAGGGCCTTCAAGGTTGCTAATAGTTGCTTCAGCTTCTTGACCTACAGGCTCAGTAGTTGTGCCTTTAGCACGGCTTAGTAGTGCGCCAAAAAGACCCGTATGTTCTCTATCGCCGCCACTTTGATTTAATTCTTTCCGACCTGCTTTAAGTAGGCCGCCGAAGAACTTTCCTTCTCGTCCTTCACCTTCAGAATCCATCTTCTGTAGAGCCGCACTAATAGTATTATCGTCAAATGAACTCTCTACTTCTGACCAACGTGAATAGATTTTTTCTTTGTCTTCAGGAGTTTTAGCTTTACTCATAGACTGTTCCATTTGACCATAAAGGCTAATGTACTTATCTACGTCAGCAACTTCTCCACCTTCTTTCTTTTCCATGCGCTCTTCAACACTTGCAAAGCTAGTTAGCTTTTTAAAATCTTTAGGCGACAAAAGCGGCTTAGATTCTTCTTCAAGTTGTACACGGTGTAGGTCAGTAATAAACTCAGCAATAGATTGCTTAGACTCAACAATAGGAGAATCAGAAACTTCATTCAAAGATTCCATGATGAAGTTTTTATCCATCTTTTTATTGCCGCCCTGAAACTCAAAAGAGTTTATAAGCTTTGTAGTTTCTTTAAGATTATTTTCTTTTGCTACAGGCTCTTGTGTTTCTGCGCTGCCTTTTACTTTAGACACGGCTTCTGCCATCTCTTCAACTTCTGGGGGCATTGCTGGCTCTGGGCCTCTTTGAGCTACTACATCTTTACGAGCTTCGGACAACAATGAATCAGCACCCTCTGCCGCTGCTTGAGCTACTGAGCCTACTGCATATTTTAATTTAGGTACTTTCATTTTTATTCCTCTACTCGTTTTGCGGCTTCATAAGCCTGTTCTTTTAAACGCATTAAATTAACCAGTGAATTCACTTTCCCCTGCTTGCGGTACAATTCCAGTTCCGATGTTGCCACCGCCAGTCCCTGTAGCTCCAAGTTCTTGAGGTTGTTGAGGTGCTCCTTGAGGGCCTCCCATAGCTCCGGGTTGTTGACCAGCGGCCCCAAGCGACTCGCCATTTCCTTGTCCAACATTTTGTGCTCCTATGATTTGTGCCATGATTGCTGCTTCTTCAGGGTCATTTAAAATCTCATCGGGGTCAAGGTCAAGGCTGTAAGCCAACTCACTAACAATCTTAGAGATTTTAACAAACGGTGCAATAGCAGGATTCTGTGCTGTCTGCAAAAACATGGTGAGTCTTTGACTCCGTACTTCTTTTTGCATCAAGCTGTTTGTTCCCATTGCGTGAACTTCTAGGTCGCCCTGAATGTCCAGCTCGCCTTCAAAGAACTGCATGTTCCACTGATAGTATGCTTCGCCCAAAGGTCTTAGCAAAAAGTCATCAACGTTTTTAATTACTGTTTTAATATTTAGTGACGCTGCGCCCAACAACATAGACATACCAGAAGCTGTTCGGGTCATGCTTTGAACACCTGTCTGTCCATGAGAATAACTGGGAATACCTGTCTGTTCATCTGCAAGCTGTCTGAACTTATCAAACATCATCATGTTTTCTTGAGAAGTATTAGGAAACTTCACACCATGAATAGCTTGTCCGGGCATTCCTGCTTGTCTGCGGAATACTTTGCCGGGATAGATGTCCATAGACTGTCCACCCACAAGGGCTGATTCGTCTACGTCAAACACCAAGCTACCAGCTAACGCAAGGTTGTCGATAGCCATACGTGCGTGACCATTCATTATTTGTTGGGAGTCGTCCATATTTTCAGCAACGCCAATACCAAAGAAAGAATAAGGATTACGCTCGTAAGGAAAGGCATTGTATGGGAGACGGTAAGGTGTAAACGGATTAACAACCCCACGTAACAACTTATTATTGCTAACCCAAGCATTAACTTGTACTTCATCTAAATCATCTACCTCATCTGGAAGTTCCATGCCGACTTCTCGTGCATACTCTGCATCCATAATGCCCCAATATTCTAAAACTTCAAATTGAGCTACGCCGTATTCTTCAGTTCTTTGGTCGTCTTTAAGCTCGTGCTCGTAATCTTTTTCAGTATAGTTAGGGCCAAGCTGCAAACATTCACGAATAGCATCTTTGTTGAAGAAAGGCATTTTAGCCAAAGCTCTTAACTGAGACTTATTCATTTTGTGGCGGTGTACAATATACTCACAGTCTTCAATGCTGGTTGCACTAGGGTCTGGGAAGAAATCCCAAATACTTACAAACTCAATTCGAGGAACACGTACATCAATAGGGTCGTAAACACGCTCCCCTTCGTCGTCTTTTGTCCAGCGACTTAAAGTTTTGTTGTAGTTGAAAGGGCCTTTAACAATGCCGGTTCCAAACAAAGCAGATTCTAGCAGTGCATTACGCAACTCACTGGAACCGCCAGACTCTTCAATCTGGTCGTGTATAAGTATCTGCATGTTTCGTGCAGCTTCCTTAGCAGGAGAACGCTCCAAGACTTGTGGGTCTGGAGAAGCTCCTTGAGAAAACTGTACGCCTGCTTCTTCGATAGCTGCGCTTAGTACATCTTTAGTAGCTGTTAAAGTCTCTCCGGGCTTAAGGGGCTTGTCTCGACCATCGCCAGCATAGCCAACATCATACGGAGAGATAGGCTTCATTTCTTCTTCTACGGGTGCTGTATACTCAGGCGCACTAGTCTCAATGCCTGTTGCGCCAGCTTCGAGGTGTATATACTTTGCTATGCCTTCAGGCAGTCGTGTTTCACGAACACCAATCGGAAACTGACCAGTTCCAAAAATAACATCAACCAACTGGCCGAAAGCCGCCAATACTTTAGTCTTAGTTACTTTAACGAATACTTTTGACTTTTCGCTTTCGCGGAAACGTACATTCTTGCTGTAAATTCCACGGAAGTTATGATAAGCCGTAAGCCAACGTTTTTCGTCAAAGTCTCTTGCTTGTTCTGCATTAGCGTAACGGTCTTGTACTAAGCCTACGAAACGATTCCGCACATCTTCTTCTAAGTCTAGCTCAAGACCGCCAGCAGTCTCTTCAGGCTCAAAGTAAAGATAGTCGGCATTTTCGTATGATTCGTTTTGTTCAGCCATCAATTAGTATCCAAATGTTGAGTCAGACGGTGTAAAATGTGATTCTTTTCTAAACTGTCTGAGTTGATTTATCGTATCGTTGATACGTGGCCTAGCCATTATTAAGTATCGTAGTGCATCGTATGCGTGGTCTGATGCGTGTGTATCTACGTCTTCTGGCTTAGCTTTATCTAAAGGAATACCTTGAAGCTCGCGTATCAGGTTAGGGCATGTGTTAAATATCTGTATTCTGGGCCTACCGCTTGGCTGCAACTTAAGGTATTCGTGAATCTGTATCTTTCCTTGTATTCTGTTCTTGTCTGCCCTTCTAAGCTTGTGTCCGGCTCTCTGAAGCGTTTCGCCTACAGTGGGGCCGGTAGTACCAGTTCTGCTCCAACACGCTGTATCGAGCACTCCGGGCACAGAAAAGGGGTCTTCGTACTCCATCTCTGTCATCATTCCGGCAAGTTCAGTACCAAGCAATCCTTTCTTATATAGTTCTCTATATATAATAAGGGTACCGTCACTAGGGTCAACTGCACCCCACACACAAGCACTCTCTGAAGCATAACCATAGTCAATGCCTTTTGTGCGTTCCCAGTGTATTGGAATCTCAAAAGGCGTAATAACATGGTCAAAAGGATTAAACTCTGTGAATGCTGCTCCTTCTGCAACATCCCAGTTACCGTCCAACAATTGCTTGCGCTGTGTGGGCGGAAGAGCGTTTAGCATCTGCTCGTAACGTCCGTCTTTGGCTAAGTAGGGGTTATCCTGTAATCTAGCCGGTATAAACTTTCTTGTTAGGCCATCTGCGCCCCTGAAGCTTTCATTGGGTGGCGAGGGGTCTATGTATCTTTTCTTTACCCAGTTAGCCCCTGCACCACCGGGGTTCGCTGTACAACGCATGTACGTCTCAATTTCTGGGTCAGTAGTTCTAAGTCGTGAAGCCAAGTAGTTCCAAGCAAACTCCGTAGGCAAGTGAGTAATCTCATCAAAGCCTATGAAGCTGTATGCTTGACCTTGATAGCGGTATACATCTGCATCACGCTCCAAGAAACCAAACTCCATCTTTGCTCCGCTTGGAAATACCCAGAGCTTTTCTACTTCTTTGTACTTAGCGCCGGGAAATGCCTTTGGGTACAGTTCACGGCTTTTGTCTATTAGTTCTCGTAGTTCTGGCATAGAGCGACGAATGATTAGCGCTCTATGGGCTGAACGGTGAGCAAAACGCAAGGGGTCAATAAGCATGGCGTATGACTTACCGCCCCCTGCTGCACCACCGTATAACACGTCTGTTTCTCCGGCTGCAAGGAAATCCTCTTGCGGGCCTTCGTTAGCCTTGAAGATAACATTCTCTTGTGCTTCAGCTTGCAGGGCTGTTGGAATGTCATCCAGCTCATCGGCGCTTACGAGCTTTGTTGCGTTCTCGTTTTCGAGCTTGCTGAGAGTCTTCTTGGTTTTGCTTATAGACTTCTTGTAATTATCTATTTTGCTTTGAGCTGCCTTGAGTTTTTTCTCTTTGTCTTTTACACTTCGCTTGGCGGCTTGTTTAGCTTTTGTTTCTGAGTGGTAGGTGTAGCCTCTGCCTGTTGAGCCTTTTTCTCTACCGCCCTTCTTGCGAGGAGTTCCATCAACTTTAAGTTTGAAGTTGCCTTCCTCGTCAACTAAGTATTTGTCGGGGTTAATGTCCCAGTCATTTTCGTTGTTCTGCAATTTTCTTTAACCCCATGTGCGATATTGAGCGTCCTGTCTCGTGGGTCAACCACATACTGCCTTCTCGTAAGCTTAATGTCTTTTCTCTTATAAGCGGAAGTACTTTGTCCAACATCTCTAGTTCTTTTTGTACTGGTTCTAGTACTTCGTTATTGGATTCACTGAGCTTATAACCAAACGGGATGGTACTACTTGACCTCCGTATACTCTCCATCTATTACTACCTCCTTTTTGGCGGGTATAACAAACAAACCCCCACCCGCACTTACAGTTACATCTAAACGTTCTGTCTTGCCTAAGCCTACACGGTCTAGGATTTGCTGTGCTGCTTGTAAACGCATGTTAGCTTGTGGTATAGGCTCTGGGCTATCCATAATCTGGATTAGCTTAGAAGCTGCTTTAGGTGCGTTGAGCGCCAGTATGTTTGTAGCTATGTTTAGTATTTCAGTCTTGAGGGCTTTGACTACTGTGTAGTGTGTTCCCTCTGCATAACCTGCTAGTTCTGCTGCGTGCTTGACATCACCACCACAAGAAGTAAGATTATCAAGAAATGCTTGTTGCTTGGTGGTTAGTTGTTTGTCAGGCATGTAGACTTCCTAGTCATTTAATTGTACTATTACTATAGTATACCCGTAATATGGAGGTTTGTCAAGTTTTTTTTCATTTATTTACATATATCATTATTGATATAAGAATGCACGTATGTTATGCGTATTAATCATGTATGATTGCAGAAATAACTTGACAGATGCTCAAATTACGGGTATAATAGATATTAAGCCCACCGGGGTTATAGCATATGTATATCAGATACAGATGCACATCTTAATATGCTTATGTATTCTCCGCTACTTCCTTTAAAGCTCTTGGAAGCCGCCCGACTTCCCAAGCCTTGCCCCTACCTTTAAAGCCTTTAAAGCTGCGGCGCTATCTGGTTTACATGGCATATCTCCATAAAATGTATATGATTGTATATATATCCCAGTACCCCCCCATGGCAGCTTGCCCACCCCCTAAAGTCTCCAAAGAGACTTTAAAATCTCCATAGATTCTATAGAATCTTAACGCACATCCACAGGCTATCACGCTCCGAAGACTTTAAAAGTCTTTAAGCTGGACTCCTAGCTTTCTAGTTTACAAAACTAGGGAGACTTTCAAGTGTTTTTAAATCTATAGATTTACTCCAAAGACTTCCAATCTTTTCAATCACTTAGCGATTATTTAGTCTTCGACTACCAACTCCTATTGAGACTTTTAAAGTCTCCTTAGATTCTATCGCCTGCAGGAAAATCCCGAAAGGGATTCAGCTGAAATTTTAGTAACCCTATAAGCTATAAAAGCTTATAGGGTTACTAATAAAGTATCCTTATGTATTAAGTTAAAAAGAAGCTCTTTGAGCTTTTTAACTTAATACATAAGGATACTAATATGCTGACTTCAAACTTCAACAACATCGATGCCAACCAGATTGCAACAGCACGTCAAGTCTATGGAGTGGCTTGCCACTTTGCTAACATTCATGCCAAGTCTCCTTCGGAGAGATATGGATTGACCAAGGTTTTCAATGCCGTAGTGAACAAGTTCTACAAAGATGCCGATAGCTTTATGACCCACAGCGATGTCTCTGAGTTCAGAGAGTGGGATTGTGTTCCACCCCAGTTCTTGCTACTTGTAGCAAACAAGAAGCCTGCAAAGAAGCCAAAGGCTGCTAAAGTTTCTAAGAAAGCTGAGGCGAAGCCGAAGCCGGTTGCCAAGAAAGCCCAGCCAGCTTCAAAGAAGCCAGCGCAGAACGATAGAATTACTGCACTCGAAAGCCGAGTTGATGCCGTTGATTCTAAGCTCGATGCAATCCTTGAAATCCTTTCCGCTAAATAAGACTTGACAAATCTATACAGGGTCAGTAAAATGGCCCTTCATTTTCTGCTACGGGGTTAAATTTATGTCTGATTTTGATAATAGTTATGTATGGGCTAGAATGTTTCCAGATGTTTCTTTCAGAAATAAAGTTTGTATTGAGTGGGATGATGGTACAATAGTGGTTCATAATCATCTATACCATTGCGAAGAAGTTCTCCATAGTATAGACTGGTCTAGTGTTGCTAACTGTTACGAGGTATAGATTTATGAGTGTTGGAAACTGGCGAAGCCATATAATTGTTAAGTGTGTTGATTGTAGAAAGCCTATGGCTTATCATATAATCTCAGCAACAGCGAAGTGTAATGATTGTAAATCAAAGGATACAAAAAATGTATAATATTTTATTTGACGATAATTGCATTACTGTAGAAAGTTTAGAAGCTGCTCAGGAAATAGCTGGGCACTTGTTAGAATCTGCATATTCTAGTGTTGAAATTGTCCCGTCTGCTCCGACAGACTTAGATTCTTTAGGTGAAATAGAGGTGATATATGACGAATAGCTATGATGTTTGGGCAGGAGGTGTTGTTATAAATCAATACTCCATCACCAAAGGTGAAGCAGAAAAGCTCGCAGCTCTATGTATAGCTGAAGGCTATGACGATGTTTACATTGAAAAGGTATAGAACTATGAAAAAGGTTGATATGTTTTACACCCCGACTAACATGAAAGACTTAGAAGACAGACTCGAAAGTTTCTCAGGCAGTGAAAAAGCTATAGCGTGGCTAGCTGCAATGATGGCTTGGAACCTAGCTTGTAAGATAGTAGAAGAATCTAAACAGGAGGAAGCAGCATGAGTTTAAACGTAGAACTAGAACATACTTTAAAGTCACGATTAGATGCAGAGCTGGTTAGTTATTGTGATATACTAGGCATCTGCATTAGCTATAAATCTAAATCAATAGATAGCTTTATGCCAGACGGAGAGTATATGTTCCATAGCTATAGCAACTTCGATGACAAAGTAGATATATTCTGGGGCCACTATGACCTCACAATCTCAGAAGCTTTGAGCATCTGGAAAGATAAAATTAATCAGAACCCAATAGGTAGGAGATTATAAGATGGTAGAAGTTAGCGATGAATTTGTACACTTTCTAGTTGAAAGATTAATAGAAAACAAATATGTAACTAACACCGAAGTGTTTGAGGCTATTGAAATCTGGAATGATAAAGTTATAACCGACTCAATAGATGATTACTTCAAAAAGAATTAATATTAAATGTACTTATTAGTTAGTAAGTTCTTACGAACTAACTAATAAGTACACAAAGGAGATGCCGATGTTCAACACTCACTGCAAAGCGGTTCAAGAATACTCTCAACGTAGTGCTACTAATATGTCAGACACAGTTCTAATGGTAGTGCTAAGCATCCAACAAAACTGGCTCGGTATCGGCGACCAACTAGCTGACGTAAGATTAAATAAGTCTGAGTCCCGGTTCTTGTGGGGCAACAAAGGAAAAACATATAGCTATCTTAAATCTAATCAACACAAAGTATATGCTCAAGTGATGGCTGTCGTCAACGGAAAGCAAACAGACTTTATGAAGTCTATATCGCTTATGAATATATTCCTGAG